CACCAGTAATTACAGAAGGATTAGATCCACCACGAGTAATTGCAGCAGCAGGATTGGCATTAAAGCCAGCAACAGCACCGGAACCACGAAGGATAGATTTATCAATCGATCGTGCAAGACGACGAGTTGCTGCAGCACGCAGGAAGTCGATAAGAGGAAGAACTGTATCTTCTTCTTCGTCTTTAGCAAGGTGAGTAGTAGCCATGAACTTATGGGGAGTAAAGTCTACAGACTTAATTACATTCTGGTTACTAGTAGGAACGTTTGCCTGATCATTAATGCCTGTAGCAAAAGTTCCAGACTGGAACATTGCGACATCACCATCAGTATCTTCATCAGCAACTGGTACTCTGAAGTTACGGGCATCTACCGTCATACGGTTAAACATAGGAGCAATAATAAGTTGTTGCTCCATTTCAGTATAGATGTTGCTTGAGAAGTTGCTCAAGAACTGATCTACAGTAGTAACGGCTTTCATGCGCGAACCTAAATTGGTATCGAACACATCACGCTTGTTAAGCATTTTAGAAAGCATAACAGCGTTAGCCATTTCTTTCTCACTAAACTGCGCTTGAGCAGTGCTGCGTGAGTTTTCTTGGAATTGCATTTTAGAAGTTTGCAATGCCTTAATCTCATCTTGGTACTTAATCATTTGAGATTTGAGTTCCGCTACTTCTTCACTTGCTTTTTGGGCAGCAATAGCAGCTTTTTCTTGTGCGTCTGACTCTTTAATAATAGCTTCGCCAGTTTTTTCAACTAGTTGGGCAACTTGAGGCTCAGACACGGTTGCGACAGGTGCCGCCTTAGTCTCGATATTAGCCTCTTCTTTGAGAGTTTCGAGATTAATTGTATCTACGACTTGATCAGCCATGGGTTCATTCTCCTTATCAGAATTATTGTGAAGCTCTTTAGTCAGACTTTCGTTAGAATCCTTGTCTTCACCGATTTGTGTTTTGGTTTCGACTGGTGAAGAAAGTTCGTCTGCATTCACATTAAGAACATTATCACAGTCTTTTCCATTAGAGTCAATCTCTAAAAACTTAAAGATTGGGCTTTGGGCGGTTGCGAGTTTAACTACCCTAAACATTTTTTCGTTATAGTTTACTAAATCATTATGTTGAAGATTTTCAGTGTCTACTGATAGTAAATTAATCATTGGAATTTCTTCGTCAGCATCTCTGATAACAAGTTCTTCTTCCTCTTCTTCTTTTACTTCAACTTCTTCTGCTTTTTCTTCAATATCAGATTCAGCTTTTACTTCAATTGACTCTTCGACTGCGTCTTCAGTAACATCGGTTTTGATTTCCACCTCTAATTCAGTCTTTTCGTCAATATCTTCAATAGTGTCTTTTGCTTGAGACATTGCTTCCTCCTCTGTTGGAGATAGAGGACGTTCACTTACAATTTCCTCTGACTCCATGTTAAGAATGGGCACACCCATCATAGTAATATCGTGCGTATGTGGAGGTTCCCCTGCACTTAGCACGACACCGTTGAGGATGCGGTGTGCATGATTAGACATATGAGAGGCATAAGTAGTCACCCCATTATCGCTTGCATCTAATTCAACAGTATGATAATGACCACCAACTACACTGGTAATACCAGCAGTAACTTCGTTCATCATCTTTTGTTCATCGTGAGATACATCAGCATCTATTGATGTAACAAATTCTTTATAATCTTGATCATTATCAAAACTTTTACGTATTGAAAATAGTGAATCTTGATTACACGGTACACTAACTACAGATATTTCTAAAAGTTCTACATCTGTAATAGTCATAGAGTCATCTTCTCTATTATATTTACCATCTTTAACTCTAAAACCTACAGAAAAGCTTTTTAAAGCCCCGTCTTTGATTAGGGTTTGTACGCCATGTAGCTTTTCAGCAGCTTCACTTACGGAACCTTCAACAAATATACCTTTTTTATCAACTTGAATTTTATCAATACGACCAATGGGCGCATCATGTTTATGTTGATAAAGCATTACAGGATTTCTTCTAAAATTCTCTACACCTTTAGCCCATGCTTCAGCGGTGACAACATCACCAGAACGATCTTTAGCAGTGGTATTAGCATATCCAGCAATTTTAAGAGATTTTGATCCTTTTTTTAAGGCTTTTGTTTCGAAAGAACTGTTTAAATATAATGTTTTATTACTCATTTGTTTCTTCCTCGATAATAGAATCCCCTTCTACAGG